TCATTCCGCCGCCTCCAGATTGCGCGGCGCAACCATCTCGCGGACGACGCCCGCGATCCCCTCGCGCCGGATGTCCACCTCAAGACCTGCGGCGGTGACGGTGACACGACGGACGAGAAGCTGGATGATCCGTGCCTGCTCGGCCGGGAACAGCTGCGCCCAGAGGGCGTTGAATTCATGCAATGCCGCGATGGTGTCCGCCTCCGAAACTGCGCCATCCTGTTGTTTCAGGGCCGTGATCACCTGCGTCACGACCTCTGGCGTCTGCAGAATGCGCCGGACCTCGGTCACGACCGCGTCCTCGACCATTCCGGCAGCCAGCCGCATCGGGGCGGTCTCAGCACCGGTCTCCCGGTTTTTAATCGTGTCCATCGACACATAGTAACGGTAAAGCTTCGCACCTTTCCGGGTGCTGGTGGGGGTCATGGCGACACCGGTGTCGCTGAAGATCAGCCCCTTCAATAGCGCAGGTGTCTGCGACCGGCTATTGTTGGCGCGCTTGCGGGGGCTTTCCTTCATGATGGCGTGGGCGCGATCCCAGAGGTCGTTGTCGATGATAGCGTCGTGCTCGCCGGGATAAGCCTTGCCCTTGTGGACGGCCTCACCGCGATAAACCCGGTTGTTCAGCAGCCGATAGAGGTAACCCTTGTCGATCAGCGTTCCCTGCTTGTTGCGGAACCCGTCGCGGCGGAGTTCGCGCGCCAGAACCGTGGCGGACCCGAGTTCGATAAACCGCTCGAAGATGCGACGGACCGATGCAGCCTCGGCGTCGTTGACCAACAGTTTGCGATCCTCCACATCATAGCCCAGCGGAACATAGCCGCCCATCCAGATCCCGCGTTTGCGCGATGCCGCCACCTTGTCGCGGATCCGCTCGCCGATCACCTCGCGTTCGAACTGGGCGAAACTGAGCAGGATGTTCAGCGTCAGCCGCCCCATCGAGGTCGTGGTGTTGAACGACTGCGTGACCGAAACGAAGGTGACGCCGTTGCGGTCAAAGATCTCGACCAGCTTGGAAAAATCCATCAGCGAGCGGCTGAGGCGGTCGATCTTGTAAACCACCACCACGTCGATCAACCCGTCGTCGATGTCGGCCAGGAGCTGCTTGAGACCCGGCCGTTCGAGATTGCCACCGGAAAAGCCGCCATCGTCGTAACGTTCGCGGGTCGCAACCCAGCCCTCGGAGCGCTGGCTGGCGATATAGGCCTCGCAGGCCTCCCGCTGGGCATCGAGGCTGTTGAATTCCATGTCGAGCCCTTCTTCGCTCGACTTGCGGGTGTAGATGGCGCAGCGCAGGCGGCGGGCAGGGCGGGTCGCGCGATCCATCATGCCTGCTCCCGCTTGCGTTCGCGCAAGCCGAAAAAGCGATAGCCATTCCAGCGCGTTCCGGTGATGGCCCGGGCCACCGCCGAGAGCGATTTGAATTTCTGGCCTTGCCAGTCGAACCCGTCCTTGAGGACGATCACCGTATGCTCGACCCCGTCCCATTCCCGGATCAGCCTCGTGCCCACCACAGGATTGCGCGGATCGGCAATCTGGTTCTTCCTCCGGGCAACTCCCTCTACTTCATCGGCCAGCAAATCAAGCATACGCCGGGTTTGCCGGTCGGGACCGCCGTAGGTCAGTTGCTGGATGCGATAGGCGATGCGAATTTCCAAAAAGGTCCGGCTGTTGTTCGGCGCGGCGGTGCCGATGAGCTTTTCCCATTCGGCCTTCAGGTCCTTGACCGACATGGCCTTCAGCGCAGCCAGGCGGGCCAGGACTGTTTGATCCACTGCTCCGTCCTGCCCAGGCTTTGCAGGTGATATCTTATTGTGATGCTTCATGAATTCCTCCGATGCGGATACGTTTTGCACGACGACCACCGCTCGTTCGGGGCGAGAAGTCCACGAAACTGTCTCCGCCTGCGGCAGATAAAGAACTGGCGTTTTCGGCGTTTAGGCGAATGACGCCAGCCGCCAGGATACGACCGAGTTCTTCGAGGCGCGCGTCCGCTGACATACGCTCAGGACAAAGGGGATTAGGACCCGAAATCGGGCCTGATGTGATGCTGGGCATGGCGACTTTTCGCGATTGGAATGATGCCATGAATGTATCGCGAAATAAGAAAAACACAAGTAATTCAATAATTTACGGACAGCATCGACCTGCGCGTAGAGCCGCGTATTTCTGCGCAATGACTATGCGCCCGTAGGGGGCGCCAATTGGAGTCACAGAGCCGAATCAGCCTGAGCGACCATCCATGAATTTGTCGAATGTATCGATGGTCTGTTCTTCTTCCAGCTCGGCCACCTCCCATCGCGACGGCGTCTGGTCCGGGTAAAGCAGGAGCGAGATCGACATCTGGTCGTTGCTGGGGGAGAATACTGTCATTTCATGGACAGGCTCAGTCCCCAACCAGACACCAGCCGGGTGGTGATGACCATGGCGTCCGGTGTCCCAATCCACCTCCTGCGCGGCCAAGGAGGCGGCTGGCATCTCGGTCACGGTTTGCCGCGCCCTGTAGAAGACGCCGGATTTCAGCAACGGCTCGCTGGACCATGCCCAGTCGATGAAGCCCTCCTTTCCGACCACGATCATCGCCCGCTTGTCGGTGATGGTCATCCATTTCAGGATCGCGGCGGTAAGCGACACGGCATAGCGGTCGGCCAAATCAGTCATCACATCGATATCGATGACGCGTCCCTTGATCTGCTCACGGAAATCGTCGAGCGGCATCAACAGGTAGGAGGCGAAGGTATTGGCCTCACCTTCGATCTTGTTCCGGCCCTCATCCCAGTCAGCCATGTTGCGGTTGGTACATTCGAGGCCGTCGGGATTGGTCTGCCGGTGCAGCAGGTAGTGGCCCAGTTCATGGGCCAACGTGAAGTTGCGCCGTCCCGGTGAGCGGATGGTCTCGTTGAATACGATGCCCCACTCACCGGAGCCGCTGGGATGCGGCATCAGCATGCCTTCGACGCCCTTGGAGAGCTGCAGCCCCTTCACGATGGTGATCGGAGCGTCTGGAAACACCTGCCTCGAGAAATCCTGTGCCAGCGCCGCCACATCGATTGGAAACCGCGGCAGCCCATGCGCCGCCTGATGGAGCGACAGGATCTGCGTCAGGCGGATTGCCCAACCCTGTGGTGTCGTAGGCAGGCTCAATCCTTCTTTCCCCACATATCGATCATCTGATTGATCTTCGCTTGGTCGTCCGGGCCGAGCTTGCTGAATTTGCGAAAGAAGGCTTCTTTCAGAACCGCATCTCCGGGTTCCTCGCTTTCATCCAGCAGGTAATCAGTGGTGACCTCGAGAGCCTGAGCGATTCGTGTCAATTTTTCTCCGGACGGCTTTCGTGCATCGCGGTTTTCCAACTCCCAAATGTAACTCTTGCTCGAGTCGGTCAGTTCCGCGAGCTTGTCGAGGGAGTATCCCTTTTCCTGGCGGTGGCGCTTGATCTTAGCGCCGAGGGAGGTGGTCATTCTATTATCCTTCATTTCATCGGTTACAGGGAAGCCTGTTCGATATAGCGAACAAATTTGTTCCGTGCAAGTAGACGCGACGCTTTGTTCGGTGTATATCGAACGGCATTGTATCGCTTTGCGCCGATTCTCTTCTCCTCCTGGCCAGAAAGGGCTCCCATGACCGCTATTGCCGCCTTCCTCCGCAAAACCCCTGTCACCCGACTGCAAGACTATTTCACCGGTTCTGGGTTCACGTCCCTTCCGCCGGTCGATTGGACCAAGCCTGAAGCAGAGGTAGTCGAGCCCCTGATCAAGGCTGTCGACGACATGAACGATGACGAAAAACAGCGCGTCGTCCTTGATGCGGATCGCGTCGCCACCCTGGCTGATGAGCCAGGCCAGAATGCCTTGCAGAACGTCGTTCTGAACCGCGCTGTTTTCGACACGCTGGAAGGGGCAAATAATCGCTCGCTCTGGGTCTTTCTGAACGAGAGCGAACGTTTCCGTCTGGCCGAAGAGGTCCGCTACAATGATGAGCGCCGCCGGACCCGGTCGTGGAGCGGTTTTGGCGTCGATGCTGATCTGGCAGTTCGGAAGGATCCAATCTCTATCGCGGCCTTCACCGCAGCGATCCGTGAGCGGTTTGAGACGCCGAATGTCCATGTCGACATCTTCGACCGACACCGGGTTATCCTCGATGGGGAAGAGTGTGAGCTCGTCCAGGTCGCAGTTTACCGCGAGGGGCGTCCCGAAGACACGCTGGGTTTTGATGCCAACAGCACACTGGCGCGCCGGATCGTTAAACCGGTGTTCGAAGCCGCGTTGACCTATGAGGCAGCGACCGGCGTGATCGAGGTCGTGGCCAGGACCCGGGACGATCGCAAGGATCTGACACGTTTTATGGCGCGGGATCTGCTGGGCATCACCATTGGTGAGCACCACACTTTACCGCTGCGCGAATACGATCTGACTATGCTCCTGCAGCCCTTCGATTTTTCGACCGATGCGGTCGACGGAATTGCCAGCGTAACGGTCAAAGAACTGCGCCTGATGGATCTCGGGGATGCGAAAGAGCGCATCGTGCTAGAATCTATGGCCGGGGCGGACAGGACGATCTGGCAGATGGCGGAACACCGCATTGGGCTGGATATCGGCGGCGGTGCCCATGTGTCCGGTTTTGCAGGCGCGGTGCCAGAATGGATAATCACCCGAGCGCGGTTTACGATCAAGTTCCACCCCGGCCCAGAAGGTGGACGTGGCAAGTCGCTTACCCTGACTGTGACCATGCCGAATGGCTGCAATCTGAAGGGTATGACGCCACAAGAACGCTTGATCGGCGAGAAATATCTGCGGCTCTGGGGCATCCTGAAAGACGACACGGACGAAGGCGACGTCCTTGAGTAAGCGGGCGATCGACCTTCTGCTGCGGGCCATGGAAGCCCGCAGCACATCTCTCCAGGCATCGACGTTGCACCATGTCTCGCGCCGCGCGACGGACATGCTGCTCGAGGCCAAGCTGTTGGTGGCGAGTGGGCACATCCCAATCATCGCTGGGATGGATGATTACGAAGATGAACCGCTTGAGGCCACCTGGTCGGCCGAGCAAAAATCATATGGCTATCACGACAGCGTAGGCCGCTGGATCACGGTCGATAACCAGGAAATCGCGGCGTGCAGGGTCGATTACGGGCTGGCGCTTGCAAAGATGCTGGTGGCATTCGAGCGCGCCGGGCCTTCAAGACCCACACCGTTGATCGCCGAGCTTCTCTGGGACGTGGGAACGATCAAGCTGACCGGCGCGAAAGCTCCGGTGCCAGTCTGGTTTGCCCGTCGGCTGGGGGATCCTGCGGTCTGGGCACAGCACGACGATTTGCTCGGGCGCAGGCCGCCTCAGAAGATCCGCATTATTCTCACCTCCACGCCCGGCGAGCGCATCCCGGAGACCGCCCAGAAGCGCAATCACATCATTAGTGTGGGAGACGTCGTCGGCGATCCGCGCAAGCTCGCTATCTCGCTGCAGGTGCTGGTGGCGCGGGTGTTTCCTGGTCAGGTCCAGCGCCGTTTTCCGATCGATCATTCGGACGACTACGGCATTGTCTGGCTGCGGAATGAAATCCTTACATTTCGCAGCGACAAGCAGCGGCAGCTCTTGGGCCTGCTGTTCGACGCATATTGGTCTGGTTCACCAGTGTGTCGGACAGCCGTCGTTCTGTTTGAAGCCGGTTACAAAGACGGCACCAACTCCCTCGTAAAGGTGTTTAGCGGCCGCAAAGACTGGCGTTCATTCATCAGTTACGCTGAAGGGAACTGCTGGATCGAGCCCTGATCCGATCAGACATAGCGATGACAAAGGCCGTCCGTCAGGGCGGCCTTTTGCTTTTGTCGGTCTCTTACCAGTTCCCCTACCGCCTACCTACCAGAGCCCTACCACCCCCTCCGTCATGTTGATCCCGCAAGTGTTCGCAAAAACCCCAAGGAGGTTCACATGGCGCTAAGGCACCTTTCCCAGATCGAGCTGGCGGCTCGCTGGAACATTTCACACCGCACGCTGGAACGTTGGCGGTGGACGGGCGAAGGCCCGAAATTCATCAAACTCGGGGGTCGGGTGATTTACCGGCTCGAAGATGTCGAGGCTTTCGAGGTCGAGCAGATCCGCGGCTCGGACCATGAGCCCCACCGCCCGATGTCAGTGTAAGGGGGAACAACATGACGATTTCTAACCACATTACACTGGCCGATATTCACCGCATGCCGGTTGGCCAGATCGCGGAATTGCCCGCTGATCAGCTGGCATTGCTGAAGGAGGCGGCAGATCAGCAGCTCACCCAGGCCAAGACGGTCTCGGATTGGCTCGATGGTGCAATCTCCCTGAAATACGCTGACCGTGCTGCCGAATACCGTCACGAATCTGGCAAGGACACCGGCACGATCCGGTTCGAGGACGACGGCGTCACAGTGATCGCCGACCTGGCGAAACGGATCGATTGGGATCAAGCGAAACTCGCCAAGATCGCTGAAAACATCGCCTCGGCTGGCGAGGACCCGGCCGAGTTCATCGAGACCACGTTGAAGGTGTCCGAGCGCAAATACACGGCACTGCCGGAGTCCTGGCGCAAGGGTTTTGAACCCGCGCGCACGGTCCGGACCGGCAAGCCCAAGTTCCGCCTGGTGCTGGGCGGGGAGGTGGTCTGATGGCTATTTCTCTCGCATCTCTGCGCACCACGAGCGCGCTCCAGCCGCCGCGCATCCTGATCCACGGGGTTGCTGGGGTCGGAAAATCCACCTTCGCGGCTGACGCTGGCGCGCCGGTGTTCATTATGACCGAGGACGGTCTCGGCAAATTGCAGGTCCCACATTTTCCATTGGCGACCAGCTATGTTGAGGTGGCGGAAGCGCTCGACGCCTTGCTGGATGAAGATCACGGCTACGGCACCGTCGTGGTCGACAGCGTTGACTGGTTGGAGCCGCTGATCTGGGCTGAGGCCTGCAAACGCAACGGCTGGCAGTCGATCGAAACCCCGGGCTTTGGCAAAGGTTACGCCGAGGCTCTGACCGTCTGGCGCGAATACCTCGATAAGCTGAATGCGCTTCGCGATCAGAAGGGCATGGTGGTTATCCAGATTGCCCACACCGACATCAAGCGCTTCGACAGCCCCGAGCACGAACCCTACGACCGGTATGTGATCAAGCTGCAGACCCGCGCCTCGGCGCTGCTGCAGGAGCATTCCGATGTCGTGCTTTTCGCGAACTACCAGATCTCGGTCGCAAAATCTGATGTCGGCTTCAACAAGAAGGTGACCCGGGCGCTCGGGTCCGGTGCGCGCGTCATGCACACCGAAGAGCGCCCGGCCTTCCTCGCCAAGAACCGTTACGGCCTGCCGGACACCTTGCCGCTCGAGTGGTCAGAGTTCCTCGCAGCCATGCCCCAACCTGAATAATCCAGACCTGAAAGGATACGACCATGGCACGTTTTGACGCCGCATTTGATGCCTCGGGTATCGAGCCCACCACCGCCTATGAGCTGCTGCCCGCAGGCAAATACAGCGCCCAGATCGTCGAGAGCGAGATGCGCGTGACCCGCAACGGCATGGGCCAGTTCCTCTGGCTGATGCTCGATATTCTGGATGGCCCGCATAAGGGCCGGAAGATCTTCGACCAGCTGAATCTGGTGAACCCGAACCCGACCACGGTCGAGATCGCACAGCGGACGCTGTCGGCGATTTGCCATGCGACGGGCAAGATGCAGGTCAGCGACAGCGAAGAACTGCATCTTATCCCGATGACGATCCAGGTGACGGTGAAGCCGCCCAAGAACGGCTACGGGGAGAGCAATGCGATCCGCTACATGACGCCGGAACAGGGTGCGGTCGCACCGCAAGCGTCGAAGCACGCCCAGACCGGCGAGGACGCAGCAGCAGCCCCGGCCAAGATGGTCTCCGCTCCCTGGAACAGGAAGGGCTGATGCCCTGCGCTGCTCCGCTCCCATTTGCCGGGGCAGCGCCCAAACACATCTGAGGATACTTCCATGACTGACCTGACCAACGCGGCTCCTGTGGCCGCGATCAGCCCCGGCTTGCTTGAAGACCAGCGCCGGTTGATCGAACTCGACGACGATATCGCCAAGATCCGCACGCAGATCGCAACCGCCGATCTGGCACGCCAGCGGGGCCAAAAACCCATCGATCCCGACTGGTTCCACCGGGCACGGACCACGCTGCGCCATCTTTGCCGCGAACGGGCAGAACTGCTCGCGAAAGGCACCGGCCGCCGTCGCCGTGAAAAGCTGAAGGACGCCCTGATCGGCGTTCTGCGTGACCGGCATGACCCGGAGACCTGGGACGGCATTCTGGCCGAGGCCCAGGCCCGCAGCGAACGGGAGGGGTTGTGATGGCGGATCTTCCCGAACCGCCCACGCCGACACTCACGGCGATTTATGCGTCTTACGAGGCGCGGCAGCGCGATGGCTTTCGCGACCACCTCGGCGCGTCGATCATCGGCAAATCCTGCGCACGCGCGCTCTGGTATGATTTCCGCTGGGTGACGCCTCCACGCCATTCCGGCCGCCTGCTGCGTCTGTTCGAGACCGGCCAACTGGAAGAGGACCGGATGGTCCGCAACCTGCGCGCCACGGGTGCGACGGTGTTGGAGGTCGATCCGGACACGGGTCGCCAGTTCCGTGTCGAAGCCCACGGCGGCCATTTCGGCGGCTCGCTTGACGGCGTCGCCCTCGGGCTGCTTGAGGCGCCAAAAACCTGGCACGTTCTCGAATTCAAGACCCATTCGGCGAAGAGCTTTGCCGATTTGACCGCGAAGGGCGTGGTGGCATCGAAGCCCCAGCATACCGCGCAGATGCAAATCTACATGCACCTGACCGGTATCACACGGGCACTCTACATCGCAGTTTGCAAAAATACCGACGCCTTGCATATCGAGCGGGTTGAGGCCGATCCGGCCATCGCTGAGCGGCTCCTTGAAAAAGCCGGTCGGGTTATCTTCGCCCAGCATCCGCCCGCGCGGATCAGCGAGGACCCGGCCTGGTTTGAATGCCGCTTCTGCGATCACCGGACTGCTTGCCACGATGGTGGCGAGGCCGCCGTGACCTGTCGGTCCTGCCTGCATTCCACGCCGATTGACGGCGGATGGCACTGCGCCCGGCACGACCGAATGCTGGCTCCACCCGAGCAGCGTGCCGCCTGCGGCAAACATCTCTTCATCCCCGATCTCGTGCCGGGTGAGGTCATCGATGCGGGGGAGGATATCGTCACCTACCGCATGGCTGATGGCTCCTCCTGGTCAAATGACGCCCGTACCACGGAGGCCGCGCCATGCTGACCCTGCGCCCATACCAAAATGCTGCAATCTCTTCGATCTACGGCTATTTCCAGAACAACAAGGGCAATCCGCTGGTGGTCATTCCAACCGCTGGGGGCAAGAGCCTTGTCATGGCGTCCTTCATCGAAGGGGTGCTGAAAGCCTGGCCCGATCAGCGCATCCTGATCGTGACCCATGTGCGTGAGCTGATCGCGCAGAACCATGCTGAGATGATCGGCCTTTGGCCCGAGGCTCCTGCGGGCATTTATTCGGCGGGTCTGGGCAAGCGCGAGGCGCAGGCGCGCGTCCTGTTTGCCGGCATCCAGTCGATCCACCGCCGGGCCCGCGAGATTGGTCATACCGATCTGGTGCTGATCGACGAGGCCCATCTGATCCCAGGCAGGTCGAACACCATGTATCGGCGTTTCCTCGATGCGCTGAGTGCGATCAACCCGGCGCTAAAGGTGATCGGACTTACGGCCACGCCGTTCCGGCTCGACAGCGGCATGCTGCATGAAGGCAGATCGGCGCTCTTCACCGACATCGCCTACGAAGCCCCGGTCCGCGACCTGATCGATCAAGGCTATCTCAGCCCACTCGTCTCGAAGCAGCCCGCCACCCGGCTTGATGTGTCGAAAGTTGGCACCCGCGCCGGTGATTTCATCGCCCGCGATCTGGCGGTAGCAGTTGACCAGGAAGCAACCACCCGGGCAGCTGTCACCGAGATCATCGAGTACGGCAAGGATCGCAAATCCTGGCTGGCCTTCTGCTCGGGCGTGGATCACGCGCGCCACGTTGCGGAGGAATTCCAGCGCAGGGGCATCAGTTGCCGCACGATCTTCGGCGATACGCCGAAGGACGAGCGCGACGCCATCATTGCCGCGTTCAAGCGGGGCGAAATCCGCGCATTGGCGTCGATGGGCGTGCTGACTACCGGCTTCAACGCCCCAGCCGTCGATCTCATTGCGCTGCTGCGTCCGACCCAGTCGGCCGGGCTCTATGTCCAGATGGTCGGTCGGGGAACGCGCCTGGCGCCAGGCAAGGAGAACTGCCTGGTTCTGGATTTTGCGGGCAATGTCCGGCGCCACGGCCCGATTGATCTCGTGCGTCCAAAGCGTCCCGGTGAGAATGGCGGGGGAGAGGCACCCACAAAGGTCTGCCCCATGTGTGAGAGCATCGTGGCGCTCTCGGCGACCGAATGTCCGGACTGCGGCTATGAATTCCCGGCCCGTGAGGTGAAGATTGCGCCGACCGCGGCCACGCTGCCGGTCCTGTCGTCAAAAGCACCTCAATGGCTGCAGGTGAGCGGCGTATCTTACTGCCGTCACGACAAACGCGGCGGGCGACCCTCGCTCAAGGTCACTTACAGCTGCGGTCTCGCCACTTACAGCGAATGGGTTTGCTTCGAGCATCAGGGATACGCGCGCCAGAAGGCCGCGGACTGGTGGCGCAAGCGTGCACCCGGTCTGCCTGTTCCGCTCAGCGTGAACGAGGCCATTGCGCAGGCGAGCCGTCTCACGCGCCCAAGCGAAATCTCGGTCCGTCCATCGGGCCGCTTTTTTGAAATCTCCGGCTACAGGTTCGATCCATGCGCCAAACCCACCCCGGCCTCTGCGCCGTCTGCCACCGGGAACCTCGCGGCTTTGGCTGGTTCAACCCGGTCTTCCGCATCTCGGACCAGCGGCGGGACGCAAGCCGCAAGCACCTCTGCTCTCGGGCCTGTCAGGACCTCTGCCATGGGAGGAAGGGCATGATCGACCCCACTCCGAACGAGAGCGAGGCCATGACCGTCGGTGGCCAACAGGGCGGTGAATACCTCGAGAGCATCGGCAAAACCGACCTCGCCACCCTGACCGAGACCGAATGGGACCGCTTTCTGGATGCGGTTGTCACCGGATATTGCGACCACCTGCGCGCGCTTGCGGCCAGGGACCGCACGCGGCTCGACGGGATGACTCCGGAGGTACCGTTCTGATGGCAGACACATCTTACATGGCTCGGTTTGGCGCGCGGTTGGTCACCAACGGCTATGCCATTCTGCCGATTGGCCCGGGCACCAAGAAGCCGGGGCGTTTTCAGCGCGGGGCCTGGACCGATTATCGAGAATGGAATCGGCATGCAGAGCGCCCCACGACCGAGGTGGAGGTGACGACATGGTCGGCCTGGCCGGAGTGCGGCGTGGGGATCGTTGGCGGCGCGGTTGCGGCGGTCGACATCGATATCGTCGAGGATGCTGAATTGGCGCTCCGGATCGAGCGACTGGCCCGGGACATGCTGGGCGACACGCCTGCCTTGCGCATTGGGCGCGCCCCGAAACGCATGCTGATCTATCGCACGGCCGAACCGTTTCGCGGCATCAAGCGCCACCCGCTGGAAGTGCTCTGTCTCGGCCAGCAGTTCCTGGCCTATGCCGATCATCCGGACACGTGTGCCCCCTATGTCTGGCCCGAGGAAGGGCTGGCTGATCTCGACATCACAGATCTGCCGGAAATTACTGCGGAGGCTGCGGCGGCGTTTCTGGACGAGGCCTATGCGCTGCTGCCGGAAACCCTGCGGCAGCGTGGGCTTGCAGCCATGTCGCTTGGGGCGGAACACCTGCGCAGCCATAGCCAGGTCGGTACATTGCCTGCCATCCGGGCCGCGCTGGAATGGCTGCCCAACGCGGAACTCGACTATGACAGCTGGATGCGGATTGGTATGGCGCTCAAGGGCGCGCTCGGTGAAGCCGGTCAAGATCTGTTCGCGGATTGGTCAGCGCAGGCTGCGAAGGACGTCCCCGCGACCACAGCCAAGGCGTGGGCGAGCTTCAAGCCGGATCGCATCGGGGCTGGCACGATCTATCACCTCGCCATGGAGCGCGGCTGGCAGCCTGATTCATCGCTGCGCCTTGACGGGTCTTTGGTCTGCGATGGCAAGCATCCAGCTGCGGGGCTGTTATCGAGGCTGGACGGTCGTTCTGAAGAAGGCGTCGACACCCCGGTCAGCCGTTCGTTCACGCTGAAGATGCCGGATGGGTTGGTGGGTGATCTGACCAATTACATGTTGTCGACGGCCCGGCGTCCGCAGCCGCTGTTGTCGCTCGGAGCGAGCCTTTGCGCGATCGGCGCGCTCATGGGGCGGCAATATCGGACCGAAAGCAACCTGCGCTCAAACCTCTATGTCGTGGGCATTGCCGACAGCGGATCGGGAAAAAACCACGCCCGCGAGATCATCAACGAGGTGTTTTTCGAGGCGGGGCTGGCCCATCATCTCGGCGGCAACAAGATCGCCTCCGGGGCGGGGCTCTTGACCGCGTTGCATCGCCAGCCCGCGATCCTGTTTCAGATCGACGAGTTCGGCATGTTCCTTTCTGCCGCGGCGGACCGAAAACGCAGCCCGCGCCACATCACCGAAATCCTCGACAACATGACCGAGCTCTACACCGCAGCGGGCGGGATCTTCCTTGGCGCAGAATATGCCAACCGTGATGGGTCGAACGAGCGGCGGGATATCGTCCAGCCCTGTCTCTGCGTCTATGGCACGACGACGCCCTTGCACTTCTGGGGCGCGCTGCAGGGGGCGAACGTGGTCGACGGCTCACTTGCACGCTTTCTGATCCTGCCCAGCGACGAGGATTACCCGGACGAGAACATCGCCGTTGGCATCCGGCAGGCACCGCCAGCGCTGATCCACGGATTGCAGCGCGTAGCCGCTGGGGGTGGGCACCAGAAAGGTAATCTTGCGGGCAAGACGGCCGATCAGAACACGACGGTTGATCCA